CGTGGAGGCATACCGGCCCGCCACATAGGTGACCTCCACCGTCCCGGCTTCCCACAGGATCGACGACCACAACGACCGGCGGCGCAACACCCCGGAACGCAACGTCGGATCGTCCGGGTGGGGTTCGGCGAGGTAGCCGCCCGACGCTGCCAGCGACTCTGCTGTCAACGTCGTGGCGGCCCCTGCGCTCCACGTCTTCACCGTTGTCACCGACGACACGGGGGTGCGACGCAACCTGACCGCCTCCCCTCCGCCGGGGTGCTGTTCGCCGGTCACCGTGCGAACAACGACAGGACCGACCAGCTCGTCAACCGCCGCCGACACCGCCGACACGTAGCCCTGCAACCGGGCGACGTGCACCGTGTGCGACGCGGATAGACGGACCGCCGCTAGGGCGTCCTCCAAGCTGAGCAGATCAGTCGCAGCAGACAAGGTCAGCCCCTACGGCCAGACCGCCGGCGGGCAGTGCCCCCGCCGGCCTCTTCGATGGACGCGGGGTCCGGGCCGGCAGGCGGAGCGCCAGCCTCAGACCCCGCGACGTCGACATCCCCGCCCGAGGTGCCGACGATCTCCAGCGCTGTCGACTGGCCGAGCAGTTGACCGGCGACATAGTCATCGGTCTCGAGCTCGGCGCCGGCCGGCAGCACCACGTTGGCGCGAACGATGTCGTTCGACTTGTTGCGGAGACGCACCCCCGGCTGGCGCAAACCAGCCGAAGGCACGTCCATGTCACGAGCCGGCATCAGGGCGTGACGTTGTAGACGATCGACGTGTCGTCCTCGGACGAGCCGCGGGCGTTGACGTTGGCGAAGTCCTCCCGCATGAACCCGACGACCACACGCTGGTAGGTCTCACGGTAGATGCTGTCGTCCGTCTCGAGCGCCAGCGGGGTCCGCTGACCCATGACCCACTCGTTGCGGTTCACGCACAGGGCGTAGGTCTTGGTGGTGGTGATCGCGTCGTGGACACCCGAGGCGTTCAGGTTGGTCCGCACGTGCTCCGACACGATGATCGGCACGCCGTACAGGCTGCCGAGCTGGCCGTTGAGGATCGTGGCCTGCGGACCGAACTTGTCGACCGTGATCACGTTCGTGTCGGTCACCAGCGCGTAGTAGCTGGAGATCGGCACGATGAACGCGCACTCGGCCGGGTTGAGGCCGTAGTGATCCATGTCGGCCCGGCGGGCGGCGAGCAGCGCCACCGTCAACGCCGAACCACCCGAGGCGGAAGCGTTGGCCAACGCACGCTTGCGGAGACCGTCCCAAGCGGACGACATGTGCGTGGCGCCAACAGCCTGGGTGTCGGTGTCCTGGTGGGTGCCGTCGGTGTCACCGTCGAGGATCGCCTTCTCTTCGCCATCGACGAACGCCTGGATGAGCTTGCGCTGCGTGTAGGGCAGCACGGCGAGGGCCGAGTCGGCGTCGAGCGAACGGGAGATCAGGGTGCGGGCACCGATGATCTCAGCGTCGAACGTGGCGGCACCGGTGCCGGGGGTGGAGGCGGTGACCTTCGACGCGGTGTCGCCGGTCGGCTCGGCCACCCGGTAGGCGGTGGCGTCGGCGCCTTCGACGGGCCACTTCCACGGGTTGGTGGGGAGGTTGATCCGCTGGAACAGCGGGGCCACCTTGCCGGAGGCACGGACACGCTCATGGAGCGATGCGCCGATGCCGGTGGGCACCCAGTCGGCGCCTTCGCCGGAGGTGTCGACGTCCATGGCGCGCAGGACGTGGCTCCACTCGTCCTTGAACGCTCGGTGCGAGCGGGCCACCTGGAAGCCCTTGCCGGACGTGTCGGCGTCGCGGTCGATGAGCATCCCGAAGAGGGCCATGTTGGCGACCGTCTCTTGGAAGCCGCGGATCGCGTCGCGCTGGCCGGGCTGGTACTCGGACAGGCGGGGGGCGAGGACGCCCGGCTCGTCGCTGGTCGAGCGGACGATGACCCGCTCCACGGGGTTGTGGGCGGTGCCGTTGGAAGCCCGGACGGTCTCGTTCGTGGCCCACAGGGCCTCGTCGAGCGAACGGGTGGCGGTCACGCCGGGGGTCGAGGTGTTGACCGAGACGGTGCTGTAGCGGGACCGGCGAGCCTCAGCGGACTCGAAGCGGTCGTTGTCGGCACGCTCGAGCTCAGCGGTGACCAGTGCGCCGTCGATCTCGTCGACGCGGGCGACGGCGGCATCGTGGCGGCTGCGCTCGTCGTCTTCGAGGACGGAGCGGGAAGCCTCCTTCGCGGTGTTCAGGATGTCGTCGATCTCGGTGAGGAGCGCAGCGCGCTCGTCACGGAGTTCAGTGATGGTGGGGGTAGGCATGGGTGTGTTCCTCCTAGGAACGACGGCGCCGCTGGGCGGCTTCCGCTTCGAGTAGTTGGATGGACGAAGCCGGGTCGACGGGCGCCACTTCGGCGGGGTCTTCCTGGGGGTCCGGCACGGCAGGGGCCTCGTCACCGGGCGCCGGTTCGGCGGGGGTGTCGAGGGGCTTTCCGAGGGTGAGGGCAGCCGCGAGTTCGGCCTTCTCCTCTTCGCTCAAGTCTCCGAGCGCCGAAAGGCGGTCTTCGAGGAGAGCAGATCGAATGGCGACCAGATCGGCGCCAGAGTTCACAGCGAACGGGGCGGGGCCGTACTCGACCAGGCCGAGCTCGAGCCGTTCGATCACCGGGCGGCCGTTGGAGCCGGGACGGGCGGGGGCAGACCGGATGATCGGACCCCGGAACGACTGTGCAGTGATCGCGCCCTCGCGCCACATCTCCAGCACGGCGTCACCGAGCGGGGTCTTGAGGTATCGCGACCGAGTCAGCAGGCCTTTGCTCTCGGCCTTGACGTCGACAGGGACAGCGACCGGCATGGAGAACTCGGCGGCCGGCGTACCGGAGATCGTGCGCCCGTGGTTGTAGAGGACCTGCAAGCCGCCGATGCCGCGTCCAAGGACCCGGTTGAACACGGACCGGTTCAGGACCTCGTCGTAGTGGCCTTCGAAGTCGACGACCTCGTACGGGTCGTTGAACGTGGCGGCGTAGGCGACGACGGTGCGACCGTCGCCACCGCGCTCGATCTCGTAGTCGAGGAGCGGAACCGACCGGACCAGCTCTGGACGTTGCTTCATGCTGGCGCTCCCTGTGGGGTCGGATCCGGTGCGATCTCGCCGGAAACCGGGTCGATCACTGCCGTGTTCAACGGCCGCTGGTAGTAGTTGAGGGTTTCGGGTGCGGGGAGGTTCTTGCGCTGCGCCGCGTACTGCGGAGTCATCCAGCCGCCCTGGATCGATGCCTGGAGTGATGCCGCTTCGGATGCCGCATCACCGCGGAGCAGGCCGGCGGGGTCCATCTCGATGAAGTTCAACGGCGGCAGCAGGTGCGGGTCGAAGTTGACGTACGCCTCAATACGGCGCACCCACGGCATGATCGAATCCGTCACGGCTTCGATGGCCTGGTGCTCGATGTTGGAGAACGTCGCCCGGGACAGGTCGTAGAGCTTGTGGGGCGGGACCCCGATGATGCGGGCCATCTCGGTGACCTCGAACCCGCGGGTCTCGAGGAGCTGCTGCTGTTCTGGGGTGAGCGAGACCGTGTGGTACTCGGCGCCGTTGCCCAGCACGCCGAACTCGTTGGCGTTCGCCATGCCCTTGTGGAACTTCTCCCACTGGGCTTTCGTGGCGTCGGCTTGGGCGGTCGTGAGGTCTTCCTTGAACGACAGGTACGCCTGGAGGTGGTTGCCCTGCCCAAACGACGATGCGGCGAACTGCTCGGCGGCAGCCGCGGTGCCGATGGACTGCGCCATGTAGGTGATGACGTCAATGCCCCACACGCCGTCCAGCGACAGGCCGGGGATGTGCAGGATCTCGCGGGTGGTGTACCCGACGTCTTGACGACCGTCGATCTGGAACACCTTGGTCCCGTCGGATGCGAGACCCTTCTTCACCCGGTCAGGGTGGACGCCGCGCAGCCCGACAACCTGACCGACGTCGTTGCGCTTCTTCCACGCGAACCCGTCGCCGCGGTGGGTCATCGACATGATCCAGTGCTCGACGAGCGTCAGCCACGGCGTCTCCACATCGGGCCGCTTCAGCCACAGCGGATCGGCACGGCGCTCGCGCCCACCCGGGCGGTCCCGGTAGGTGTGTGTCGGGAGCCCCGACACCTGCTCGGCGAGGTACTGGGTGCCGCGCTTCCACGCAGGGATCGACATCGCCCGACGTGCCGTCACCGACACACCCGACTTGTTCACCGTCCCCTGCTGCCCTGACAGCAGGTACCCGAACTCCTCCATCGTCACCGGGTCAACGGACCGGGAGATCTGACGTTCAGCGGCCCGCGATGCCACCCGGTCGGCGAGCGCCATCAGGGCGACTCAGGTTCGTCGTCGCGCTTGCGGACATCAGCGAATCCGACCTGCACGGCGGCGGCGAACCACATGAACCCGACCACCACCAGCCCGGCAAGCAAGCCGAGGAGGTAGAACGGGAACGCGAGTACCGACAGGAGCAGCCGGAGCGGCTTGACGTTCTGTGCCGCCGCAGCGACCCGATCCACTGGGTTGGACATCAGGGACCTCCGAGGATCATGGCAAAACCGGGCGGGGCCGGTGCGGGCTGGTTCTGGTGTCCCCACACGGCAAGGTCGCAGCCGATGAACGGCGTCGAGTCGTGCCCGGTCCACCGGTCGATCACCTTCGACTCACCGAACTTGCGGAGCCGTGCGACCGACACCGCCGCGTCGAGGTCCGGGTTCGAGCGGTGAACGGTGCGGCCGTCGGTGAGCTCGTCAATTAGACGGGTTGTGGTTGCGGCCAGCAGGCGGGCCGTGATGTCGGTGTTGACTTCGACCCCAGCGGCACGGAGCGGTTCGACGATCGCAGCAGCAGGGGAGGCAAGATCGATGACGACGTGCGAGACGGGGTGGGTGTCGTCTTGGGTGGCGGCGACGAGGAGTTCGATGACCTTGCGGTCGTCCTCGAACCGGCCGAGCACATCGATGCCGGTCAGTCCGTCGTGGGTGGTGCCGGCGACGCACACCGACCACGGCAGCGGAGAGGCGGTGCCGATCTCGGAACGCTCGACCGCGAGCGACACCGTCCCGGTGAGCCACCCTTCCTCGGGTGGTTTCTCAGCAGCGGCCTTATGGCGCCAGACGTGCTCAGCGACGACCAGCCACTGCGGGGAGTTGTCGTGGTCGGGGAAGATCCCGAGACGTTCCCGGGCGTACTCCTCATCGGACTTCGCGGCCCGTTCGATCACTGAGAACTCTTCGGTGATCCGCCCGTACGGCATCGACGGGTTCGCCATCCGCAACACCGCCGGGTCGTCTGGGTCGGACCCTTCCGGCGCCGACCACTCGGCGTAGAACAGGCTCACGGTGCGGCCAGTTCGCGGCCACGGCGGATGATCGAACGCAACCGGTCGGACTCGACACGGGGCAGCGGAGCCGACGACGTGTACCAGACCTGCGGATCCTCACGGGCAGACAGCGACGGGATCAGCGACCCCAGCTCGAGCAGCCAGAACGCCTCCTCGAAGTAAACAGCGTCGCCGGAGAACCCACGACCAGATCCCTTCGATCGGGCCTTGAAGTTCAGCCGGGAACCGTCTCGCAGCTCGATTGACTCTTTGCCGTTCGAGTCCTTGATCCCCGACGGGCGGTCGCCGACCCCGCGTCCGTTGTCCTTGACGAGCGCCAGCAGGTCCGGTGTGCCTTCGATGAGATCGGTCATCCGGCGGAAGTGGTCGAGGCAGGTGTCGAACCGGTGGGCCGTGTGAGTCTGGAGCTTGTCCCGCTTGATGAGGTACAGGCCGGCGAGCTGACGCACTTCGAGGATTCCGCCCTTGCCGTTCTGGCGGGGGACGATCCCGGCGACCTCCATTGCCGACCACCGGTTGGCGGCCGTGCGACCCATCGCGCCGATGACGAAGTCCTGCTGCCAGTCGTCGAGATCGAGACCAGCTTCGTGGCCGAGGTCGATCGCGTCCCGACCAAGCGACGAGTGGAACAGCGGCACGTACTTGAACCGTGCCGGCACCTGCACCGACGGCGGGCGGGTCAGCGTCGCGGTCACCCCGCACCACCGAGAAGCACCTGCAACTTGGTGGGCCCAGCGTCCTCCTTGG